TAACTGACCAGTGTCCATGCTATTCTTCCTCTTTCTTGGTTGCTTTCTTGCGTTTTGGTTTTTCTTCAGTGGTCTCTTCTACTTCCTCAGTAGTTGCTTCCACTTCTTCAGCAGCCTCTTCTACTTTCTTAGTATCTTTCTTTACTACTTCATCAGTGATGAAGATTGAGCCTGCTGAGTTGAAGCCTGTCAAGAGTCCTTGAACAAACTCTTGATCAGGTTCATAGCCTTTGCGTGGAAATACATCATCAATTTTATATTCATGTTGTTTTTTGTCACGCATGTCCTTGAATGGACGGATTACTGTATAGGGCATGTGATACCTCCTTACGCTACAACATCAGTGTATGTGCCAAAGAATCCAGCAGCTTCATCTACTTTCTTGACGTCAAGACGTAGGAAGAGCCCAAGCAATTGGCCATAGATGTCATTGTTAATCCATTTGACAGATACTTGAAGACGGTCAAACAATTTAACGAATTCAGCAACATCTCCAATAAAGAACTTCATATCACCTTCATTGCCAAACAAAGTGTCATCCACTGGATAAATCTTTTTGCCACCGAATGAATAGCCTGTAGGTGATGTGACATCTGGTTGAAGCATATATTTCCCATTTTTATCCTTGACCTTGTCAAGCGCTGCAAACATTGATTGAGTTACAACAATACTTGGTTTGTAGATTGATTTTAGTTTCTTGTTGTAGATATCTTTAATGCCATCTAATCCAGCAGCATCTGCTTGAGTAGCTGTTTTGAGTACAGCAGTAATCAATGAAAGCTCAGTATTTTCACCTTGATTGACTACTTCGTCTTCTACAATAGACATGATGTCATAGTCTGCATCGTCAATCATTTCTTGAGATACAGGAATGTATCCACGGTAAGTCTTGATTGAGTAATCAATTTCACTGATCTTTGGTTTTCCAAGTTCAGGATTTGCTTTCAATTCATCAGTAGAAGCCATTTTCCCATCTGTCTTCTTGATAACTGGATATTTACCAGAACCACTATTTACTTGAACACGTTGGACAAGATCCAAGAGTGGATTGCGTGTCTTTTCAAGGAAGTGAGGTTTTAACACTTCAGTTGGGATCAAAGCAGCGCTTCCAGAGTCAGTTGTTTTAAGGCCTTCAATTTCACGAGTTTGACCAGTACGAATGAATTTAGCAATTGCGTCACGTTGTTCCAATTTCTTTCCTCCACGTTGCTCAACATCTTTGAATGTTGGGGCTTTTCGATTTTGTTCATCAACTTGTTTTTGAAGATCTTCAATTTCTTCTTCAAGTTTTGCTTTTTCTGCTTGCTTCTCTTCTAATTCTTTTTGAAGATCTTCAAGGCTCTTTTCAACCGTTGAAACTTCTTCTTCAGTTTCAGCACGGTCCAGTTTTTCTGCTTCGATTGCTGAACGGTTGTTCAATTCTTCAATTGCTTCTTCCAATTCAACAATCTTGTTTGCTTTGGTGCGCATACGTGCGCCCAGAATCAATGCTTTGTTCATAGATTATATTTCTCCTTAATTTTCATTTTGCGTTCATTTAACACTTCAACATTGGCACGTTTTAGACATTCAAAGTCTTTCTTCCGTGCAGCAATTTCAGTTTGTGGATAGGCCGGGAATGTGCAAGGGCTGACCTCAAAAATTTCAAGCTCTAGCACGGTATCAAGATAAGAACCATCTTCACGCTCAATGGTATCGACCTTGATTGGCATAAATCCAAAACTGCATCCAACAATATCCCCACGCTGTACACGGGCATAAGCTCCCATAGCGTCTGGATCATTTCTGTTGATGATAATGTCACCATAGAGACCTTTGTCATCAACTTTGAGACTCACTGTGCTGTTTCCTGTGCGCCCTAATACTAGGTTATGGTCATGATTGAACAATGCACGGATATCCGCATTCTTGATGGCTTCTTCCACTCCTGCACGTTTGATCACTTCAAAATAGCCTGGCCACAGCTCAGCTTCTTCATCGAACCGGATGAAGTAGCCACTCAGAATCAAGTCACCAGATTCTTGTTCTTCTCGTGTCTCAAATTGAGTAGCGATGTAGGAATTACGTTTCTTCACTGGCATTTCCTCCTTCCTTGTTTAATTTGTTCTGATTGCCTAACTCGCCTTGTGGCAGATAGTTTTCTAGAACAATAATTTCATCCATTTCAGGATCTGGAGTCATACCAACCCAATCTCTCCACTCGTTCCTACGCATTGCAGCACTGTTGGTCATTTGTTGAGCAACAGTTGAAAGCTCTGTGATGTCGTATGAATACAATGAGCGTGGATTGAATTTGAAGTAGCGTGTGGTTGAAGTCAGTAGGTCTCTTGTGAGCGTCTGAGTGATCGTTGTTGCGATGCTCATGATGGTTGTATTCACAAAGTTGTTGTATTCTTCTTTGTTAAATTCGCCTACACCCAACACAAAAGCCGGAACACCTAACATTCCAGCTACTGTCTTCTTATCAATTTCTACTGACTCATTCAAAGCGATGTCATTCAAACTTAATGGCTTCACTTGTTCAACTTCCATCAAGGCATCAGGAACAATCCAAGGTTCCCCTGACTGGCTTGTTGTCAAGTATTTCTTAGCGATTTTTTCACGCCCCTCAACAGTTCCAAGTTCTTCACTGGATGAGTCCACCTTCACAATGAGGCTTGGAACGTTCTTTCCGTTCATGAAGCCCTTCTTGGTCTGTGTGGCCATGTTCAAATTTCGGACAATGTCTTTCAAAGCCAATCTAAAACCGGTCCCAATATAAGGCCGGTCTGGATCAGGATTGATGGCAAAGTGGACCACTTCGTCTGGATTGAAATCAGTGTCCCTGAAGTGGATCATGTAGGTTAGATCATTACTTTTGAAAGACACTTCTGACATTGGAAATGGTCTGAGATTGCTGATATAGTCAGTCATTGGATCATATTCCACATGTAGGACAGAATTTCCATCACCAAATAGAAGCAAGTCCCTGACAATCTTGAAGATCCATGATTTTCTTGTCATATGATCACAAGGGTTGATGTCAATCTTACGGGCCAACCCGTCCTTGATTCGTACATCACCGGATTTTGTATTCTCCATGAGCTGAATAGTCATGTTTGAAACCATGTCAGCAATTTTATTGACAGCCATTATCACATCTGGATTCCTTGCTAATGGAATATAGCCATCGCCATCATACATGATGCCCAAATCAGAATTGCCAAAGCTTGTGAACATCGTTTGAGACTTGCCACGCTTGAATAATTTGTCAAAGATTCCCATATTTCTCACCTCCTTTCTATCTAATCAAAGTAAGCCATCACATTCTTATTCTTACCAAGGTTAGCAAGTGCCTGTATACAAGCAAAAACGCTCGCATCAAACAAGTCAATTCTTGCTGTACCGCCATCACCGTCTAACTTCTCATACTGGACAGCGTCATCCACTTTCTCAATGGCTCTGACATTGCTGACACAATACTCATAAGCGTCCGAATGCACATAATAAAATTCTTTATTCTTCACTTTCAACTCGATTCTTCTGAATCCCTCTGATTTCAAATAGAATAGCTGAGGCTGGTCAATCATTTTGAATTTAGCTTGCTTCATTTTTAGCATGAACTCTCTACCAAATTTCCTGTCCATACCGACAGCAGCAATTTTGAAGCCCTTCTGTCTCATCTCTATGAACCATTTAACAATGTCATCATAGAGGACTGTTGGAGTGTTGCTCATTGTCAGCCATCCATCTGATTGCCACCCAAACAGTGGGATGCCATCATCATTGGCTTTCTTTTGAGCATTGACACGAGGGAAGAAAGCGTGTGTGATACAGATATCAACATCTTTTTCACCATCGTTATACACACCGTATAAAGCAGCAGCGGTCAAGTCATGCAGTCTTGAAAGGTCAGCTCCTCCATACCAGCGAATAGGAAGCCTTGCAAGCTCCTCAATGGTCCAGTCATAGCAGTCATCACTAGCAATGAACTCATCTGGATTGAAATAAGCGTTCATTGAGTTAGTGAAGACATTCAATGTCTTATTGAAAAACTCGTTTCTGGTCTGTGGATCGTTCAAGGCTTGTTCAGCCTCTTCCTTGAGGGCCTTGAGCGATACGGTCACACCCCATGAAGGGTTAGCCATCTTCAACACGTTCTCATCCAAATAGTCTCCCACATCGCCATCAGTGGCCTGATTAGCCTTACAGATGAAGATGAAGAATGAATCATCTTTAACTAGCTCTTTCAGCACTTTCTGACAGTATTTCAGGCGGTTAGCAAGGAAGCCTGTTGGAATGTCCCCGGCTGTTGAAATAACAAAAAGCATACTATTTCGGTATGCTGACATTGTTTTTTTCATAAGACCGTATTTCTTAGAATTTCTCATGGTGTGTGCTTCATCTAGGATGATGACATTTCCATTGAGAGAGTCAAGCCGGCTTTCATCGTTAGCTAGTGCTTGGATAAAGAATGAACCTTCCTCGCCAAAATTGGCAGTGATGGAGTGTTCTTGGTTGTTATCTTTGATACGGATGTTCTTGTCATTCCATCGCTCAACATTGAACCTTAAGAATCCAAAGGCTTCCAAGGCTTGCTTTACAGAATTGGCTACGATATAGCATTTTGAACCGCTATCTGTATCTAGAATCTGATAAGCCAGAGCGATTGCAGCAGTGAAGGAAGTCTTGCCATTCTTTCTGGCAAGCATGATCAAAGCTTCTTTGAAGCGTCTCTCATTTGTTCCCTTGATATAGAATCCAAAGAGATTGACTACAACAAAATGTTGCCACGGTTGAAGCAACAATGGCTTGTTACGGATGGACACCGCAAACATGTCATCTCCCTGCTGATGGACAATTGTGTTTTCAATGAAATGAACGACAAAATCAACCATGTCTTCATCCATTTCAAACTCTGGATTGTCCAAATCTCTCAGGAAGCGTGATGCTGCCAAAATGTTCTCTTCACAATGCTCTTCCTGATGGTCCAGAACGTGTTGAGCGTATTTTTTGGCTTTCTTCACGTTACCCATCAGACTTCACCCGTTTCTTTTTGATTTGGTCCTTGAATTTCAGAACCTCTGTAAGAACAGATCCATTGTCTTGCTCTACTACTTCACCAAGTGATTTTGGATTCATCATCAATTGATTAGAATAACTGAGTATGTCTTTCCGTAGGATTTCCATCGCTGTTAGGATGGGGACCTTACGCTCATTCTCAGCTCCTGCCTTGTTCACATAAACATCTGTGACAGGGTAGCCCATATCAGCATAGTCCTGAGCAAGTTTCTGATACTGAAATAACATTCCTGAAAAGATGTCAATGATCATGTCAAATTCTTTGCGATAAGTCCCAAGCTCTTTCATCTGTTTGATGACTTTTGACTTGATAGATTTAGCTGTAACTGGTTTTGCCAAAAACTAGGCCTCCTTCCCAAAATCCCTTTAGTTTTTATCCCCTTTTTGTCTGGAGGCCTCCGACTTGGAAAAAGTTCCCTTCACCGGTTCCCAGACGCTCTAAAAAAATTTTTTTCGATGGGGGGGATAATCGAAAAATTCAAAAATTGAAAAAATGAAAAATTCGATTTTTACAAAATTTCATTTTTTTGATTTTTGTAAAAATTCAAAAATTCCCTTTTTCGTTTCTTTTGCCAAAAAATTCCTTGACCAATAACTTTATCATTGGTTCTATCATGAAAAGTATTGTGTCTCTTGTTAGTGAGAGGTAAACAATTCCATTCTTGGAATTCTAGTTCAGGATATTCGGACACTGGAAAAATATGATGAACCATTTCAGCCGGTTCTGATATTCCATATCTCAAACTCTCTTGACACAGATAATTATATTTCCTTAGAACCTTATCTCTGAACTTCTCCCACTTCTTTGTCTTCAAAGAAGGTCTGACAATTTTGTTATACATATATTCCTCCTCACACAAAAAGGACAGCCAATCTCTTTGGTCTGTCCCTCTCATACTTGAAAGCTATGCTATCATAATATTTTATTTTACGTGAGAAAACAAGGCTTTATTTTCTCATTTTATTTTTTTTAAAATCAGACATATAAATGATTTTGTTATTGTCTTTGATATGTTTGTAAAGTTTTATTGAGTCTGGATGAATTTGACTAACCTCAATTGTCCCTTCAATTCCAATTTTGCTTGAGTCAAGATTTAAGGTTCCATCATCTACCGTTGCAAAAATCTGAACATCATCTTTGTTTGATGTTTCTCTAAAAAATAAATTCAGAATTCTTTTTAATATTTTCATCATGGTTCCATCTCCTCAACTTCCACTTCAGGGCAATCAAAGACCCAACCAAACCCGGATTCTTCTAATTGCCATTTTGTAAGTTTTGAAAAGATTCTGGTGTCACCAAAAAAGATTGTGTCTTCATCAGGATTTCTCAAGAGGTATTGTCCAGATGATTTTAATTTTATTTTATAGCGCTTTTCTTCTTCTACATCATATCCGAACTGTAACATATTAATTAGTGTTCTGATAGGATTTTGTGTCTCTCCAAACCATATTTCGAATTCACTGAATTCGGTTATTGAGGCGATTCTTCCACCTGATACAACAACTCGACAAATGCTTTTATCTAAATCATGTTTATGTTCCTCAAACCATTTTGCAACATATCGTTTCACAGTTGGTTTGAATCCTGTGTAAATCATAGACTCCGGAATTGAAACTGTAAGTCTGTTTTCCAGTTGAACTACAGACCTATCATCTCTCTTGTCATTTTTATCTTTCCTGAAAACCTTCACTTTCATTATTCCATCTTTTACCATGTTTCTCCCCCTCACTTTCACATATCTTATATTTTGTTAAACTCGCCTTGTTTTAGAAACCCTTTTAAGGTATGGCTTTCATCCGTTTCTCTTTTCTCAGCTTATGCTTAACTCATTATGTTAATGTCAAAATTATAAAATTAAATAACAAAGTTTCTCAAGGCATCATCTAGTTCAGCTTGTTCAATCCCAATATATCTCAGCGTTATGGCTGGAGACGAATGATTGAACATCTTCTGAAGTGTTCCTACATCCTTTGTTTTATTGTAGTATTTATAACCAAATGTTTTGCGCATCGTGTGTGTTCCTACATTGTCAATTCCCAATTCTTCAGCAGCTTCATGGATGATCTGATAGGCTCGTTCACGAGTGATGGCCTTGTTGTTCCCTTGCCTGCTCTTGAATAAGAAGTGATGAAATGGCTTCCCTTCGACATACTTCCTCATTTCTCGCTTTAGCTCTTTTGTCATTCTACGGGAAATCTGTTTGCCAGTTTTCCTTTCTCGAAGTTTAATGTGCCATCCTTGAACATCTTTTACTTTTAGTGTGAGAATGTCACCAATTCGCAAGCCTGTATTTAGACCGGTAATGAATAGCATGTAATACATTTCATTCCACTCCCTCAAATAGTCCTTCATGGCTTGAATGTCGTCATTATCTTTTATTGGTGAAACTTCTTCCATTAATTCACCCCCTTCACAAGCCAGCTTGTGCTGGCTTGTTAAAGAATTCCTTTTGTCCTAGCGTATGTTTCAAGTATGTTTCTACGCTTGCGGTAAATTGTGGCATTACTTGTGAATTGTTTTTCAGCAATTTCTTCCCAATCTAAATTTGCTTGTCCCCATCTGTAGTAAAATATATCTAGCTGTTCTCCTGTCAATTGTTTCTTAAATGTCTCAACAGTTTCTTTAAACAGTTCAAGATTTTTTAATGGTACATCAGTAGCAAATTTCATCACCATGTTTTCTGTAGGTTTGCTAACTCCACCACCTTTACTGCCAGTGAAGTCGTCACCATTTTTTGCCATCAATTCTGCTTTGCGTGTCCAAATTGCTTTGTCAATCCCTCTGAATTTAAAAAGTTCTTGATCAAGATTATGTAATTCTCTGTTATTTAATAATTTCATTCATTACCTCTCTTTCAAATATCTCAACCATGCCTGTTAATGTTGAACGATATTCCAACGCTTCGTGTAATGTACCAAATTCTTTATCTTCAGATTTTGAAGGATGTGTTCCATCCCACATACAATGCCCAATGTATTTTCTAACAACATATGTCACTTTAAATCCTCTTCCTTCACAAATACTCCAGCAACCATTTTCCCTTTTCTATCCTTTATTTCGTTGTAAGCAGATTCTAAACACTCTGTGATTGTCAGATTATAAAAATTACTAATTTTTTCCAAACTATCAGTTATGGCACTTAAATCAATCTGAGGCCAGAAATGGGGACGGTCTACAATTTGGCTGATATGTCTTAATATAAATTTCAAACAACTGTCAGCATCCTTAAGGTGTCGAGGATTGAAAATTTCTACATTTTTAAAAATATCATCTGTTTTAATATTTTCTTGTTGGCAAAATATAACCATTACAACAATCATGTCTCCAACTGAATCTTTAATTTGATCAATATTATTTTTTAAATGTCCTTGGACAAGTTCACCAAATTCTTCAATTAATTTTAATAACTGTTTCCCACTGTCTTGATTATTTAATCCTCGTTCAACTGACCAATCTTCTACTTTTTTAATTAATTCTTGCATTTTTTTCCTCTTTCATTTGTTTCCTTAATTTTTGTTCACGGTTTAAAGTAGTTTTAAGAATGTCGCTTTGGTGTCTAATTAATTTTTCCATAGCTGCATTCTCACTTTTTAAATTTTTGCTTTTTATCATAACTCTCATAGCCCATAACATTCCAATGAGCCAAACAATTGAAAACATAGTGCCTACAAGTTCCATCATCCTTCAATCTCCTCAAATCTACCATCCATGAATTCTTCTAATGGGCTAACAAAAATTTTTTCATCAAAAGGATTTTGATAAACAACACAATGACCACAAGTGTTTCCGAGTAGTCTAGTATCTAATACTTTATAGACACAACTTGTTTTTGTGTGAATCCACAGACTCCCTTTCTTTGGTTTTTTCATTAGATTACCTCCTTTAGTTCAATTAGATTTTTATCCACCAGTTTTTTCAATCCAAGTTTATCTATTTCATCCAATGTTAGTGTGTGCTTGAATTCAATAGTGTATCTTGGATCATCTTCTAATTCAATGATATATGTACCCTTTTCTCCATTTTTACGAGTTTGAGAAAATAACCTATAAAGACTGTTCATTTTTAATCCTGTTTGGTCAGCTATTTCTCTAAAAGTACCAGATGCTATTAATTTATCTCTTCTGTAATAAAAGAATGTTCTGATACGCATTGGAGAACCTAATAAATCAATATCACTTATATCAAAAAAATCACAAATAGTTTCAAGTGCAAATTGGGTTGGTAGTCGTTCGCCACGAAGCCAAGAGGTCACTGCCTTATAAGACCACCCAAGCTTTGCAGCAAGTTCCTTCTTTGTCAAACCTCTTTTATTCCGAAGAGACTCTAAATTTTTAATTAATTTTTTTCGTTGAGAGGAAAAATGTTTCCGGAACGTTCTGTTCTAGAATGTCCGATAATGAACACACGTTCCCGATTTTGGGGGACACCAAAATTCTTGCTGTTAAGTATTTGCCATTCCACATCATACCCCAATCTGTCCAAGGTTCTGATGATGGTTTCGAATGTAGCCCCCCCATCGTGATTAAGGAGTCCTCGTACATTTTCAAGGAATAAATATTTAGGTCTGAGAATAGATGCGAACCGGCAGATTTCAAAGAACAAAGTTCCTCGTGTATCTTCAAAACCTCTTCTAGCTCCCGCAATTGAGAAAGCCTGGCACGGAAATCCTCCACAGATAGTGTCCACACTTCCGATTCCTCGAATAGACTCATCTGATACTGCTGTGATGTCATGAAATTCAAATTCTCCTTCCGTTTCATGTATTGCTTTGTAACTTGCTCGTGCGTATTGGTCTATTTCGCAAAAACCAATACATTTATGCCCAGCTGATTCCATACCAAGACGAAACCCACCTATTCCGGCAAACAAATCCAAAAAATTCATTTCTTACCTCTTTTCTATTTTTAATAATTTGTTAAAAATGAAATCTACAGTCTTGTTATATTTCCATGCACACATAGAAATTGGGTTGAGGTGAAACGAATAATCAATTTCGCATTTTTCAACAAATGTCAGATACTCTTCTCGTGTGATTTTGGTATTGAAGTATTTTTTAAAGAAATCATTAAATGCTTTAAACAGTTCTAGATTTGTCGAAACTTTTTGATAATTAATCTGTGTCATCTATCAATAAGAACTCCTCTCTTGTTAAAATTCTTTCATCTTTCTTTTGGTTTTCTGAATTGACAGACGACCAAGACGGAATATTTCCTTTTTTATTTCCTTTGATGAAACCATCATGATCATTTTTTACTTCTTCTAATGATGTGAAGCCTTTAGACTTCCAGGATTTTAGAATTTTTTGAAGGTAGTTAAAACTTACTGCCCCAGCATCCTCTGTCAATTCAACTGCAAATTGAATCATTTCAATTGTCATATTATCGATACCGATATAATCTAGTAACATTTGTGATTGTCTTTGATTAATTCTGATATTACTTTCTTTGATTATTTGAGATAGAGACTTTTTCTGTTCTTTAGGTTCATCAATTTCAACATCTGAACTGTATAGGTTGTTAACCTTATCTAAACTATCCTTATCTAAACTATCCTTACCTAACCTAACCTGCGTATCCATTTTGTATCCATTTTGTATACTTGTTTCAAGTGGCTTAATACTTGCAATTTTTGATTGATCATAATTCAAACGTTGCTTCTCTTCTTGATAAATTGTTGCTTGAAACCGATCATTTTGAATATAGTTGTGAATTCTCCAATGCCTAATCACTACCACACCACTTTCAAATGGGATAATGAACCCTTTTGCAATGAGGATTTTCATGTCATCATCACTTGCACCAATCGTCCGTTGTATTGTTTTTGCTCTATCAATAAACCCTTCATCATCTGCACCTAAATTTAAGTGAAAATAGAGAGCTTGAGTTGATAGTGGCATTTCAATGAAATGATCCGTATCAGTAATTTTTTTACTGAACATTCTTCTCTGTGCCATTTCCCCCCTCCTTTAAAATGGTAAATCATCATCTTCGATGTTTAATGTAGTTCCTTGAAGCGATGGTGGCATCTGTTCAACCATAGAATTCTGATTAGATGAATTTTCACGTTTTTCAAGTAGATGGAAACTTTCAGCGACAACTTCAGTCACATAAACACGTTTACCATCTGTGCCTTCATAATTTATAGTCTGTATGCGGCCAATGATTCCGACAAGATTGCCTTTTTTTACCCAATTTACAAAATTTTCAGCTTGTTGACGCCACATCACGCAATTGATGAAATCTGCGTCATATTCTCCATTTTGGTTTTTAAAGTTCCGATTACAGGCAAGGTTGAATTGAGCAACTGCAACATTTGAAGGTGTGTACCTTAATTCAGCATCTCTTGTTAGTCTTCCAACCAGTGTTACGTTATTAATCATGAAATCATCATTCCTTTCACTTTATTTTTGTTGTGAATCTGCGTTGCACGTTTATTCATTAGTTCACGTTGAAATTTAGGTGATTTGTAGTAAGTCATTTTATCTTTTTGTTTCTTGATGATTTTTCGTAAAATATAGATTGCAAATCCGGATAGTAACATATATGTAGCAAGTGTCACTGCTAAAATAATTTCAATTTTCGTCATTTTCCTCTACCTCATTAATTGTTTGTTTTTCTGGGAACAGTTCCCGGTTGAATTTGTTGATCATCACATCTTGCGCCTTATTGGTCTCTTTAATTTTTTCGATACTTTCGGCCCAATAGCCTGTACTTTCAAAGTTCATTTTGACCGCATTTTCTAGATCCTTGATGTGTTGTTCTTGATCGTACATGATTTTCATTGTTGCTCCTGCAAACAATAAGAAAAGTGCGCTAAGTGATAAAACAGTAAACTTTAATTGTTTTAAGCTCATACTCTAATCACCCCATCATTCTTAAAATCCAGAGCCATCTGATAAAGTTTATCTTCAAATTCGTTATCTGGCAGTTTCATCAATTCGGCTTTTTCCTCTACCTTCAGCGGACGGTTGGCATCTTGCCAATCCATCATTTTCAATATTTTTTTAATTGGATTCATTTTAAAATCCTCTCTATTCTTTATTTTTCTTTTGTTCTATAGCTCTTGAAATTATTTCATGAGCTATATTTTTAGTAAGTTTTTCTAGTTTGATTAAAGCTTCTCTATAAGTATCCGATTGTTCAATTAGCCAGTCAGACAATTCTATAATTTCATCTTCAAAATCCATCTCAAGACCGATGACCTTTCTATATTATTTTGGTAATTTACTACCGACAAAAACGATTAAATAAGACCTCTTACTCCTTATGAAAATCGTGTGTCAAATATCCAAGAAAGGAGGACAACTTATGACTTTTGATTTTTCAGGATTAGACAAAGTGTTTGATGAACTCAATCAGAAAGCTGAGCAATTAAGTGGTAGCTATGATTTTGATGAAATTTTCCCAGAATCATATATGCAATCAGTAAGTAAATATGACTCAATCGAGGACTTTTTAAAGGCAAGTCCAGAGACTATTACAAATGCTGAAGAGTTCGAAAAAGCTGATGAAGCGGTTCTTGATGTGTTTGTATCAGAGAATACGAATTTCTCAACATGGCAAGAAATGCTTAATGATGCTAGTTCTCGATTTGTTGTGGAGAAACTGAAATTTTAATTTCAAATTGTTCTAGCCGAGTAATTGCTTCTTGCAATTCCTTGGCTTTTTTTGAAACTTCGTTCAAGATTTCGTTTAATTCGTTTTGATCATCTAAAGTAATATTAATTTTCGTCATTATTAAAACCTCTTATATTCATCTAAATAACGAGATTCCTTTGAATGAATTGATCTAATTCATTCTTGTCAATTCGTTTTGTTCCATCAATTTTATAAAGATTCAATCCCATCTTGATCCATTTTCTGATGGTATTTGAACTACAATCCGCATAGTGTGCTGCACTTTCTAGCGACAACCAACGTTTTTCTGCTGTCTCCTGGTCTAAGAATTCAGTGAAAGATTCTTTAAATTGAGTTCGGACCACTGTTCTTATTCCGCTTTCAAATTCTTCGCTTAGAATATTCATTGTCATCTCCAATTTGTGATATAATGTAAATAGTTTCTTTTGTTGAGCGCCTGACTTCTGTTAGGTGCTTTTTATGCGTTGTAAGCATTCAATTCCATGATTTTCATTTTAGTGTTGGTGCTTGGTTCCCAAGTCATCCAATAGGCAAGTGCTGCTTCTGCGAATTTCTTTGGCAGCAAGTCATATCTACTAATATTGAAATGATCCTTGAAATCAATCTCAGCTTGTCTGAAGACTGATTGGGCGAATATCTTATCTGCATAAGCTGGACTGTCGATTCCACCAAGGCAAGCAACTACTCGAGCCTTGCGCTTCTTCAATAGCGACTGAGCATAGCTTGGATGGATTGGCTGTTCATTTTTGAGATAGTCAATGTCTTCAATCATGCTAGCTTGTTGCTCACGCAATTTCTTCTGACCAGTGAATAGAGCGATGAAGGCATCTTCGTCTAGGTCCTCACGAATGAAGCCACCTTGTCTGCGAATGGCTGGCAAGACCTCTGATGTTACCCAGCGCTTGAATTCTTTTGCTTGTGGCAATTTGCTAGATAGGATAAGTGAATATAAACCTGACTCGTTGATGAGCAACATTTCTTGGATTCCACCACCAGTAAGGATGCCCTGTTTTAGGGCGTCCTCTTCATCAACGTGAAGAGCGATTGCATTTCTTGCTTTGCTATATCCTAAGATGTCTGCAACATCTTTTCCGACAAACCATGGTTCATCGTCAATTGTCATAGTACGGACCTCTTGTCCGTGAAAATTAAATATTTCGTTCATTTTTTCAATTTCTTTCATTTCCCCATCCTACTCCTCAAATTTTTCCCAGGACTCGTTAATTCGCAATTTTTTGTTAATACGAAGCTTCAAGTCATCACTCCCTTTTCCATCTTTTAGCAGCTGTGTGATAGCTGATGGACTAACACCTACAACAATGGACAAGTCAGTCTGTGACCATCCACGTTTTTCAATTCGCTCTTTTACAAGCTCAATCCATTTACGATGTTGTTGGCTCATGTTTATCCTCCTTTTTTTATAGAGTTAAAGAGTTAGTAAATTGTTTTAAAAACGCTTGACAATTTTAATGTATAGTATTAAAATGAAAGCATAATTAAAAACCTTGATAAAACGTTATATCTATCAATTTTCTTGCTCGCCAAAGCTATTTTATTTTTAGGTAAGTTTTAACTCTGTTTTTTACTAACTCATTAACTTACAAAAACTATTTTAATACTACACATTAACTTTGTCAAGTGTTTTAATGTGAAATATTAAATATTTTTTGTCATATTCTCAGAAAGGTTGAAAAATCAATGTTTCAGACATTTGACAGAATTAAAGAACTTGCCCAAAAGCAAGGACTTTCAATAAATTTATTGGAAGAAAAACTAGGTTATAGTAGGAATACTATTTATAATCTAAAAAATTCCAAACCGTCTACTGAACGAATTTCAGAAATTGCAGATTACTTCAATGTGTCCACCGACTACCTCTTGGGACGCACGGAAAATCCTAACATTGCGAAAGATGGTGATGCTTCTGTACCATTAGATCTCAGAGATATTGCTGCGCAATCAATGTTATTTGACGGAAAACCATTGACGGAAGATGACATAGATTTCATTACAGCAGTTCTGGAGGCGCACTTGAAAAATAAATAGAGGTATACTATATGACAGTACAAGAGCTTTGTGCCAAAGAAGGTGTGAATCTCTGCTACTTTGATGGAAGCAATTGGCACAGTCCCGGCTTCTTCAATCCTGCTTTGAATGTTCTAGCGCTGGACTTTAATTTGTCAGTAGAAGCTCAAAAACAAGTAGCTCTTCACGAGTTAGGACATAAGGAACACACTCCAGTTCAATATGAGTTGAATAGAGAACTTTGCGAATTACAGGCTGATAGAAGCATGATTCATCATTTACTTGAAGAAGAGCTGAAGTTGATGGATGATGTAAGAGATTTCAACTATCTGCATTTCATGGAGAAGTACAGTCTGAAGACCATTGCAAGTGAAACGATGGTCAAAGACGAGTTTAATTCACTAATTAGTTAAATAGGAGGATCTAATGAAAAAAAGTAAGCCTTTTTATAAAAAAGCTTGGTTTATAATATTTATTATTTTGGTTGTTATTGGCGGTATAAGCTCTCTAACTAAACCAAAATCAAAAACTACAAGTAGTACGGAAACTTCTGCTACTATAAAAAACAACACATTTAAAATGACGGATAAACTTGGGGAAGAGTTCGCAATTTATTTACGAGAAAATGCTGAAGTCTTAAATAATGGTGAAAAAATTGAATTTGCTACAGGTGGAAATTCTACTAATGTTTCTGTCCGTGTTGGTGAAGCGTGGAAATATGAAAGTGTAAGCCGTAAAATCTATCTTGCCAATTCATTCTTTAAACAAAAAAATGAGCTGTTTAAAAAATGGGCAAAAGAAAACAACTATAAAATTAACCCAGAGAAAGATACTCCTGAATTAATAGTTAAAGTTTCTGATGCAGATAAAACAACAATTGCACAAGAGCATAGTGGCAAGATGAAGATACTTAATAATTAAGTAAGCAAAAAATCCCCACAATCGCCTACAAGCTAAAAATGTGAGGATGTGCTGTATAGAAAGAATGGCATTAAAAAGCCCTCTTTACTATACCCATTTTAACAAGAAATGAGGTAAAAATCAATGATCAAAAAATATAAAAAAGGCGATGGTTTCGCCTACTATTTTAAAGCCTATCATGGAATTGATCCTTTGACTGGCAAGAAGATTATAACTCTTAGGCGTGGTTTTAAGACCGAACGTGAAGCTAGACTTGCTGAAGCTAAGTGTTTGGCTGATTATGAGAAGAAAACCTTTAGAAGCAGAAATACAACTACTACTTTCAAACAGGTATATGAAACTTGGAAAGAGCATTATAGAAATACAGTTAAAGAATCTACCTATGTTAGCCAAATTGACAAGGCTAATAGACTTATTATCCCTCATTTTGGAGATAAGCCCATAAATAAAATTACTCTTTCTATGTGCCAAGCTCAGGTCAATAAATGGGCTGAGGATTATAAGAGATTTTTTGGGATCATCAGCATTGCTAATCAGATATTTGATTATGCAATATCTATGGAATTAATTGATAGCAATCCAATGAGAAAAACTCTAAAACCAAAAAGAACAAAGAAAGATAAGGAAGAGCTTGAACAATTCTATAATAAAGAAGAACTAAAAACTTTTTTCGAAATGGTCCAGGAACTTGATGATATAGAAATGCTCACTTTCTTCCGTTTATTGGCTTTCACAGGAATGAGGAAGAACGAAGTAGGCGCATTAAGATGGACTGATATTGACTTAGAGAGTGGGCAACTAAAAGTTAATCAAACACTAGCAAAGGGAGAAAACAATAAAATCATATTTCAAACACCGAAAACGAAAAAAAGCCAGCGAACAATATCGCTGGATCCAAAGACTATTGATATTTTGAAAGATTGGCACAAATACAGTACAAAAGGCTTATTATTTAAAAATGAAACAGGCAGCCCTAAAAGTATTGTGCATGTCAATAACTTACTGAATAGAGTGTGGAGGAGGTATCCTGATTTCAAGCGTATCACTCCTCACGGATTCAGACATACTCATTGTTCACTATTGTTCGAGGCTGGAGCAACTATCAAAGAGGTCCAGGAACGACTAGGACATGAAAATATACAGACAACGATGGACATATATGCTCACGTTACCCAAAAAGCAAAAAATGAAGTTGCTGACAAATTTGCTTCTTACATTGGTTTTTAGAATATGGGTATCACCGTGGGTATCAAAACAAAAAAACAGGCTCTCCGAATGTATCGGAAAGCCTAATTTTATGCTATTTAAAGCAATTATTTAGCGATTGGGTAAACAGAAACTTGTTTCTTATCGCGACCTTTGCGTTCGAAGCGTACTACGCCTTCAACTTTAGCGAACAAAGTATCGTCTCCACCACGTCCAACGTTCACACCTGGGTAGATGTGAGTACCGCGTTGACGGTAAAGGATAGATCCACCTGTTACAGTTTGTCCATCAGCTGCTTTAGCTCCAAGACGTTTAGCTTGTGAATCACGTCCGTTTGATGTAGAACCTCCACCTTTTTTGTGGGCGAAAAGTTGCAAGTTAGCAAGATTCAATTTCAACATAATTGTTTTCCTCCAGTTAGTTTTCTGTGATAACTCTTGTTTGGACGAACTCTGATGAGTTCTCCGATAAGTTTGCCATCCCTAAGAAAAATGATTCAAAAAATAGTTGGGTCATTTCTCTTTGATGAGGTGGAATGTCTGTCGGGATTGTGACCCGCATGAAGCCACCCTCTTCTTCGTTTAATTCTAGTTCCGGTTCATAGCCTGCAAATTTCTCAACTGAGTTGACAAAGTTAATGGCAAGCGTAGAAACCGATGCACACACGACATCTAAGCCGTATTCGCCACTTTCGGCGTGACCAGTAATTTCTGCACTCCTCACCTCGCCCTCTTCGCCTCCTTCTCACAGGCCATAAGAGTCCCCATAAGCAGCGACAAATCGCCTTCTTCACCGCTCCCCTTGGTAGCCTGCTATTGGATAGGAAATAAAAATCTCTACATTTGAAAAAAGGATACGCTGGAGCACGGGTGGGGCAACCCTCCCTTTAGGAGAAAGACATGGCGTGAAAGACCGCGAGGATGACACCTCCAGAGTACCCCATGAATAGATAGTAATCCCAAGTTACGGCTCAAAGCAAGTACGCACATATCACACTAAAACTACTATTCTCATGAGAAGAGCACTTTTCTTCCTCCTCGCTCTCTTCCTCTTCGCAGGAGTGGGTTGGTCGCAGAAGAAGACGATCACCGTCACGGGGGTCATCATCTCATCTGCGGATAAGGAGCCCGTCATCGCAGCCAGCGTGTCCTGCGTCGAGTTCCCCACCACAGGGACCATGACCGACGTCAACGGACGTTTCACGCTGAAGCTACCAGATGCAGCTAAGCACCTTACGATTAGCTGTATCGGCTACAACAAGCTCAAGCTGCCCATCGCCTCGGGTGAGATGAAGATCACCCTGCAGGCTGAAGAGCAGGTGATCAAGGACGTCGTCATCACGGGGTATGGGAACACCCGTAAGTCCGCCTTCGCAGGGTCTGCTACGACCATCTCCACGAAGAACATGAAGGACGT